AAGGCTATATATTTATTCCTTAGCTGTTTCTTCTTCTTCGTTTGTAATGTCAACATAGACGCCTGAAGATAGGTTATTGTTAAGATTATTTAACGCCGTTTCTTCAGCGGTTAAATCCTCTGCCCAATTTCCTTCCTCATCAGCTAGACCAATAACAGTAATGAAATTTTGTTTTATCAGTTTACCCGAATTCGAGTAAAACTGTATGCGCTTAACTTCGTCGTTAATATCTTTTAACGGAATTTGTTTGTAGCACAAATCAAGGCTTAAACAATCATCTAGCTTTTTATTCCGCTGTTTCTCTGTTATTTCGCCCGTTTCAGAATTTAGTATTAATTCCGTTATGGGTTCAAGAACTTCGTCCCACTCTCTTACGTCGTTGTCATCAACTGGAAAGATACATTTTGTAAGCGTAATATTACGAGCCTTTGCGGCTGCAATATTAATTTTCAATCTACCTGTTTTTGGGTCTTTTACCGTTTTTTTAGCATCTTTATCGCCTTGAATACCTAACCAAGTACATACAAAAAAATCCGGTTTACCTTCGCGCGGTTTGCGCATTTTGGTCTGTAAATAACACAACATAACATTTAAAATTTAAAAGGTTTGAATTTTGAATTTATAAGTGTAGGAAAAATGCCGTTAGTCAAACTAGCCGACTAGGGGTGTTCCCTACCGATACTAGATACAGGGGAGTAATCCTTTGCTGGTAATCACACGCACAACCCCTCTCTAAATTTTTATCCCCCAAAATTTTTATAATATTTTTTGTTAAATAATGTTAAATTTCTGTAGTTAAATAGCTTTAAATATTGTTAATAAATGTTAAAGGAATGGGAACCAAACGTATATATGAGACGTTATAAGGGGAGTAAGAGGGGTAGTAGTACTTACTAGTTACTGTAATCTAAAGTAAGAGTAATAGTTTTAACTACTATTATACCCTTACTTTAATAAACACATATGAATACAAAAGTAACTAGAAAACAAGTAGAAGAAGCTAGAAATTACTTATATAACATTAATACACAATTAGGTATGACACTATACGATCCAGAATTAGCAGAGATAATCAAGAATAGAGAAGTAGTAGAAATTCAAGGTAAAAGATACCATATAGAGAGTTCTCCTCTAGGTACTTGTGATGGTTGTTGCTTTATGGGTAAACAATGCCCACAGAGAGCTGTAACTTATTGCACCTCAAATGGTGGAAATATTATAGTAGAAGCAAATGATAAACAGAGAAAATCTTAAAAAAGAATTTAACAGGCTTAGACTAGAACAGTCTGACATTAGTTCAAAACTAAAGCATATAAATTGGGCTTTATCGTCTACTACTGATGATTTGGCTGAATTATATTTAAGAGATGATATATACATATCTACTAAAACTAATATTAAAGGAATAGTTCATGTTTTATTTGATTTAAAGGATAATATAGTATACCTTGTAGAAGGTAGATCTATTTATGCTGGTATATTACGATTAAAGAATACAGTATCCTACGAAGATTACATAAAATTAGAGGAAAGCAGATAAAAATAGAACTAAATAAGAAATAATACGTTATAGTTAGAAACTAAGTAAAAAAGAATATGGAAGATAAAGTACTAGAAACAGTAGTTAATGGCATTAAGTGGGAAGTATTGAAGGATGTGTTGGTTAAACCACTGCCTGCAATTATGGTTACTAAGGAGTTTACAGAACAAGTACCTAATGGTAAAGTAGATGAAGATGGTTTCAATGAGTATGATACTAAGACTGAAACCAAGGAAGTAGAATCTGATTGGGCTACAGGTATTGTGTTACAGATTCCTTCACACTTAACAGATGTCAAATTTAAGGTTGGTGATACAGTTGCTTATAATAAGAAGTTTGCAATGTATTTTGATCTACTAAAAGATACGCAATTGGTGAAACCTTATGACATTATTGCCGTTAAGTAATATAACAATCTAATTAAATTTTTCATAATGGAGAAGGCTCGACTTAGGTCGGGCTTTTTTTTTTTATGTTAATTTATTTTTTACAAAATTTAAAAGATATTCACAACTAACGTTTTATAGGCATATGGAAAAATTAATAGTAGTGGGTCTCTGCTTTTCCATGATATGGCTTGCCGTATGGGGACTCAGTGATAAAAATAAGAAATAATATGGAATATACATTTAAGAAAGATTTTGGCTTTTTCAAAGCAAATGATGTACTTACTTGGGATGAGGATCTTAATGCTTTTACTATGGATGTAAAAGAAGATAACGGCTTCAGATCTGCTATGATTGATGCAAATACTGCTGAAGATCTGTATGAAGAAGGTCTATTGACAAAGGTTAAACCTAATATTGATAAGATCAGTGCTACAGTTAAATTCATTGACTCTTTACTTAATCAATACGAAGATGATTACAAAGAAGTAATGCAGAAGTATAAAGAAGGTAAAGTTCAACCGTGCGTTAAAGTAGAAGCTGAAACAGTATACTTCAATCTTACTAAAGTATTAAATAAAGTTAGAGAAGAATTGACAAATGAATAAATTGGTTAAGAGTGTATCTAAAACCGATTTGTTAAAGGAATTCTTAAAAAGCCTTAATGGCATACTTGATCTAACAGATAGAGAATTGGAGTTGTTAGCAACTTTCATTGACTTAGATGTTAACACTCCAAAACTCCCCAATATCCACAAGAATGTGATATCTACTGAGAATAGAAAGTATATTAAACGTACTCTGGGTATTACTCCAGATAACTTAAGTAGATACATATCTAAGTTTAAATCTTAGGGGATACTGATGAAAGGGAAGGCCGAGGATGAAGTGTTTGTGAATAAGGCTCTAATTCCTGAAATAATAGGTGATAGAGTACAAATCACAGTGATTCTAAAAGTAAAGAAAGATGAAGATGAGATCGTTGATGCTTGATGCAGGTTCAATTATACTATGGAAGGAATATAATCCTATTCGTAAGTTATGGAGTAAAGTAAGAAGAAAAACGCTGCCATTTAACCGTTTTACTATAGTAGGACAAAAGACAGAATTACTTACTACTGATAAACTTGAGAATGTAGTAGTTTACGAACCGATCAGAAAGTATAACAAATTAGAGAGTAACAAACTTATGACTATTACTTTTGGATTAGGTTCTTCAAAGGAATGGGATGAAGTAGTTACTATAATTAATATAGTACGACCTAACACACTACTTGCTACTAATAGTATTGATAAGTGTAAGTACTATAAGAGAGTAGAATGGAATGAGAAACTAGACGAGTATATATACTAAACTCAGTAATAAGTATAACATCCCATATCAAGTAGTAGAAGTAATATGCAATAGTCCTTTCAAGTTTGCTAATAAAGCAATAACAGAACTTGATCCCAAACCAGTTATGATGGCTTACTTAGGTAAGTTTAAAGTAAAGAGAAGACATGAAGAAGACGCCAAGAGTAGATAGATACGACCCAATAATATACCCTCGTAAATTATGGGTAACAGGAGATGTAATTGGATTAAACAAGATCTTTAAGTTTAATAAGTTAGATAATACTAAAGAGGAATGTGCATCAGCTTATGATGAACTTGTAGAAGAATATAACACTATTAAAGATGGATGGCTTACTTGTCCTGTAACACATAAAGCAACTGGTGAATACGGAGCCTTAGTAATAATAATGGATAGCAGTATAGAAGCAGGTGGAGAAGCCCACGAAGCAGTACATGTAGCTGATTATATATTTGACGAATTAGGAATGTATACACAGTCATTTGTAAATCATAATGAACAATACGCATACTTGGTAGGTTGGGCAGCAGGATGCATAAGTAAAACACTAGTAAATATAAAAAGAGAATATGACACACGAAGAGAGTCTGATGATGTGGAAGCTTGAAATGGAAAACTTCAATAAGAATATTGGGTTGGCTTCCAAGGATATGAAAAAGATGTACAGCATACTTGATACTGTAATTAATGAAGGTATTGTTACTTATGAAGACTTTACTAATGATATGATTGATGAACTTACTACTCTAATGGTAGAAGAAGGGAAATCAGGAAATGGACAGAAAGATAGAGCTACTGAGATTGATATCATATGTAAACGTTTAACTGAGAAGTATGAAGCAAAACATAAAGAAGGAAAGTCTGGAGCAGGAGATACAGAACTTTCAGCAGATAATACAGAAGTATTAGACAATGAAGAGTTACTCGAATCCGAATGTACCGATGAGGAGAGCAATGGAGATAGTACAGAGATTGAATAAGGAGAAGTATTTAGGTTATAGAATTGATTGATTATGGTAAAATATTGTGCAAAAATAAATAATGCTAATATCTACAAAGTAGATTTTGAGAAAGAAGAATTCGAGTCTGTTAGTTACTTCAGTGATATTGACTATCGTTATATTATACCAGAAGATGGTATATTAGAGATAACTGATAAGAACGGTAATAAGAAATCTATTGAAGTAAAACAGTATGATCTGCTACTTAAGATGTACAGTACTACTGGTGACTATGACGATAAAGAGTTCATAGTGATAGATAATCCAGAATTGAAGGACTATTATCGTAGAAGAATTGAGAGACTGGAAGCTGATAGAAAAGCAAGAAAAGTGACAACAAAGGAGAGATGTTGTTACGATTGTGAATCTGTAGAAGCAGCATAATGGAAAAGATACTAGTAAATAGATATGGAGAAGCTATTAGTTTTAACACTGATCTAAATGCTATTACTCCAATGTTAGCCAACATTGATTGCCATATATACAAAGCTGAAACAGACGGGCAAGTAATTACTTCAGATGAAGTAATATACATTAAAAAAGGAGAATTCGCTCTTGTTTGTGTATGCTGGAATAATGGTAAGAATGTTGTAAAGGCCATTGTAATATCAGATCCGGCAGCCATACACGACTTAGGAGAATGGTACGAATTTGAATTAAATAAGTATAAGTCAAATGAATCTCGTTGATATAGTAGGAGGTAAGGTTGTAATACACCCAGATCTGTATTTCATACCAGCATTCAAAAGACTATACGAACATGATACTTCGGAAGACAAAGTTCATCAAGAGCTTGTTATTACTTATATAGTACTTATGCATAAGTGGAGTAGCCCATATAAGAAGAGTATGGATGCTCATACTAGAGAAATAAGGCTCAAAGAACAAGTATTTGAAGATCCAAACTATGAACTTACTGAGGAAGAAAAGGTAGCTGAACAGGAGTATATAGATTGGCAGAATACTAGAATACTAAAGATGCTAGACGCTCAAATGAACAAATTAGACTCAGTTACTAAGTGGTATGAAGAGTCATTAGATGATTGTTTGGATGAGAAGAAGATCAAAGATCTACTAGCTGGAATGGGTTCTA